ACACTTGTTAAACCTGTTATAGTAGTATTTAGTGTTACATTTACTGAATCGCCAGATACAGTTGATGTTAAGTTTGTACCACCTGTAATTGCAAGTCTTTCACCATAAGAAATAGTTGATTCTGTTGAACTTTCATCAACAATTGTTAACACAGTTGTACTTAAATTAGAACCGTCTGTACTAAAAGCGTTATATAATTCAGTAAAATTAGCGTTAACTATCTGGCCACCAGCTCTAATTGTAGAACCTGTACCGTCATCTGCTGAAGAACCTACATTTATTGTTTGTTTTGCCATATTACTCTCTTATTTTCCCTAATATTTATACAAGTAATTCTATTATACTGCGTCAAAAGTTGTTCCAGATGTATCAAATGTTATATCTGTCTGGTCAAATGATATAGCAGGCGCCGTAACTGCAATTTCAGTTGGTATTGCTAACGGTTGTTTCATCTGGTCAATATTATACTCACCTATTTGAAATCTCTCACCATCAACATCTGTACTACTAAAACCTGTAATTCTGTGTTCAGCCCAATTGACAAACTTCATAGGAGAAATGTATCTGTTTGTACCATTTATACTACCTGCAATAGCCGTTGTTTGAGCGTTTGTATGTGTACCAGAATATAAGTTACTAGAAGAAAAAGGATTGGTGTAAATATCTAATGACTTCATTGTAGGTCCGCCATATGCAAACCCTCTTAAATATGTGTCACCTCTGGATGTAATATTATATAATGTACTTCTTTGACTTAATTTAACAGTATAAATTCTTCTTAAAGTTATATCTCTAGTATTTTGTGTAAAGTGTTCACTTGTGCTATCATCAAAATCAGGATCCACACCTAATTCTGGATTACTTCTTAATGTTGTACCATCATCAACTGTTCCTAATCTTCTACCAAATATAGTAGAGAACAATTGACCAATAACACCAAAGATTGGACTTTCTGAAATGCCTGATATAATACCATCAACTGGTTGTGAAATCTGAGCACTAATTTGATTTTCAATATTTACTTGACCTGTAAAATAAAAACCTGAAGTGTGCATAGTAGATTTAAATGAATCTCGCCAGTCATTAATTGCACGACCAACTTTAATAACATAAGAAAAGTCCTGATAGTATAAACTATCTTGTATTCTCATAGCGTCTTCCGAAATATGTCCATCTTCATTTACAAAAGTACCAGCTGTGTCTGCAACTGCTGTTACAGTTGTTGTTGCCGTAATTTGGTCAACTTTTGCAATTGTAGCTGTAGCACCGTTTGCTAAAGTAATTGTTCGGCCAGCTTGAAAAGTACCACTTGCTGATTTAAATTTTAAAATTTGTAATGTTGAATCAAAAGATACACTAGTTGCTGTTATAGAAGAACTTGAACTATCTAATGAAGTCATGCCTTGGTCTGCAACAAAAGAACCTGAAATATCTTTTAACACCATAGCACCAATAACATCTAAAGTAGGTGGTGAAGGAGATTGATGATACTCTGCACCTGGTTCAACTACTTTTAAACCTAAAGCTTTTCCTATTTCATCTCCAAATGCTAAAACTTTTGCACCTGAACCTAATTCTGAAGGACTATTTACTGTTATAACAGGAGGAGAAGTATAGTTTGAACCAGAGTTTATAATTCTAATATCTGTTATGTCACCATTACCTGTACCACTTTCTTGTACAACTTTATTACCTGTGTAAGCGTCACCTCTTACAGTTTCATCTTCTAAAATAATATGGTCTTCGGTTGTAGAAGTAGAATCTTCAGGTGTAAATCCACCGTTAACAACTGAAACGGCTGCTGTTGCGCCACCGCCATTTGTGTTTGCATTATTAAATACTAAACTGTCGCCTATTTCATAACCTGTTCCTGCGTCATCAATAATAAATTCTGTAATACCACCATTACCAATTGCATTTACTTGAATGATTGTACCTGTACCACCACCCGTAACAATGACATTATCATTTTCAGCACTTAATATACCATCATTTGTTATTGATAATGTTCCAGGTATTCCTGAAGTTGTAGCTTTAATAAATGATGTTGCGTCACTTGAGGAGGTACCTCTAACTTCTTCGCCAGTTGTAAATGTTCCTGTAATAGTGTCTTCAGCTAAAGTAAATTCGGTTATTTCATTTGCACCAATTTGAAATTTTGAAACTGCTTCAACAAAAGCTGTTGCGCCTGAAGTTTGTCCTGTAATTGTTCTACCAATTAATTGTGTTGTATCACCTACTGTTGCAATAGCTCTTAAAATTTTATTTGTTGTCCATTTACCGTCAGAAATACGCAACATATTTTCTCTAGGATAAATTGTTTCTGAAGTAAGGCCAAATAACATTCTGAAAAATAAAGCATGGCCACGAGCTGTACCTTTTGCTCTATAAACAGATTTAATATTTTTAATTAACTTTCTTTTGTCAATTGTACCATCTAAATTTTCAGGAATAGTATTTAAAAATTCATTTCTAAATTTTGTTAAAAAGTTTGAAATAACTTTATCGGGATCCCTAAACTTTAATAAATCTTGTATTGTGTTTACAGGATTAGGACGATAATCATTTAATACAGCACTTGCGTTTGATGTTGCACCAATTAAAGTTTCGCCATCAATAAATTTATCTTGTGCTGAAATATAAAGCTTGCCATTTTCTAAGTCTTCCTTTAGAATAACGGATGTTGCTTTTGAGGTTTGACCTGTAATAGTTTCACCTCTAGTAAATTTTCCATAAGTTGTATCTTCAGTAATTAATTTATCACCAGCGTCTAGCTGTGTTCTATCTGTATCTAAACGAGAGGCGTCTAAAAGTAATACACTTTCATTTGTAGTTAATTCTGATTCAAGTCTAATACCATCTGTTGTTTCGACACTTGTTACAGAAATCTCTGCCGATTCCATAAAAGTGTAATATGATTTTAAAAATTCGACAAATTTGGGGTGGTCAGAAAGTACAAAATCTGGTACCTGACTGTTTATGAGATTGGATATTTTATCAGTAAATTTTGCCATCTGATATTATCCTCTAATAACTACTTGATGTCGTATAACCTACACCTGCGTCAGCAGAACCTCCAACGAAAGTGTCTGCTTCAACCGTTATTGTTGAATTGGCTGTATCTATATTTAAAATTTGGTCTCTTACTGGCACCACATCATTTGATGTTGGTACAACTGTTAACTCAATTACAGTTGAAGCTGCGCCTCTAATATTTTCAACAACAGATACATTTAAAGAATTAATTGTTACTTGACCTGTTGCATAATCAATAGTACCTTGTGTGTTATTTGCATATACTCTTGTAGCACCTGATAAACTATATCGTCTAACATTGCCTGCACCATCATCATCTAAAAAGAAAATAGTAGATGTATCACCATCAATTTTAAAACCTGAAGATGTTAAAATACCACCTGCATTTGAATTATGGCCAGAGTGTGGATTGTATAATGCGTTTCTAAAGTAAACATCATATCTTGTTGATGAACCAATAGTTGGTGTAAAATCTTTTCTAATTTTTAATGTAGTAATATTTGAAACAATACTTGTATCTGTATTATCAATTAAACCTATAATTTTAGAATATCTGAATACGCCATCAAATTGATTTAATGTGTTTGTATTATAGTTTGTTAATGTTGTAATGATATTTGATTTTAAAGTATCAGCAGTTTTTGAAGTTGTAGCTTCGTTGTATTTAACATTTGAAGTTAAAAGAATAGTTGTAGTTTCTGGATCCACAATTTCTGGTCTTACCGATACTACATTGTAATTTTTTAATTGTGCTTTAATTGTTTCTTTTGTAGATGTAGATAATGTAGAACCTTCGATTGGTTTAATTGCAATCTTCACAACACCGTATTGTGGCGTTTCATCATCTTCACCACCCCATGCACTAACTGATTGTGCATTTGGATAAACTGACTTAACAATTGTTTCGTAATCTTTTGAAGTAACTGCTCTATCTTGAGCTGTATATTGTAAAGGTGCATTGTATCTAATTGATTCTTTTGTTTGTGGTTCTGAACCGTTAGCTGCATTTGAAGTTGTAGAAACTGTTACATCTGAAAAGCCATCAATGTCACCTGAAAGGACAAATGAACTTGCACCGTTTCCTTCAGTTTTATTTGTTACAATATATTCTAATATAATAATATTTCCGTCAACAGGTTTTTTACCTAATTGGCCGTCACCAAAATAAACTTCAAATCTGTTATCGTCACCTTCTTGTAAAAAATATGATTTAGTTGTAGGTGTTAAACCTGAATAACTATTTGCAACACTATAAACCTCTGTTGTTGTATCGCTTGATGAAGTTTGTACTGAAACTTTTAAAGTTGATGTATCTGCATTTGCAGCTGGAATAATAAATTTTTGGTCAACATCATTTGTGTCAACTGTATATTTAAATGTAACTAAAGTTCCCTCATACACATTCACATTATCAAATTGATAGACGCCAGCGTTAGGTTGAATTGTGTATGATTGATTTGTTACAAACTGATAAGACTGTCCACCAATTGATGTTGTGTAAACTGTTCCCTTATCCATTGTTATTGATGTTGTCGTAGCAGGAACATTATTTACTTTTACGGATAAAACTGCGTTAGAAGCTCTACATGATGTTGGTGTATAACCTAACATCTTGGCTAATGAAACAATATTTTTTCTAATGTCTGCTGAGTCTAGGTACATTTCGTTTGCTAACATATTAGCATTGAAACCTAGATAATGTGTATTGTAAGCTAGTGTGTCTAAAAGAATGGCAAAACCAGAACCTTCAAAATCGTAATCTTGGAACTCTGATTGACCTTGTAAAAAAGTTTTTAAATTTGCTTTGACATTATCAAAATCAAAATCTGATACTGTTAATTTATTGGACGCCATTTACTTACCTAATTCTTTGTAGTGTTGTTGTGACAGAAACAGGATTTGGTAAATTCAACACATAAAAATTTACTACTACATCTATTCCGTTTCTATCAGGTTGTTCATTTACACCTATTGATGAAACATTTGCTCTTGGCTCATAATTAGTTAATACTTCTTCAATCTTTCTTCTAATAAAAATACCTGTCATTGGTGTATAGTTTTCAAAAAGTAAATCTCTAACACCACAACCCATTTCTGGATGAAAAGGCCTTTCATAAAATTGTGTATTAATTAAATTTCTAACACTTCTTTTTACTGCGTCAACATCTTCAATTTTTACCACATCATTGGTAACAGGATGTCGTGTAAAATCCAAGTCAAGGTCTACATAAGTCCTGACTGACTTTTTACTTTTATTAGTATTTGAAGCGTCATAGTTTGCCATATCGGTAATATTTATACAGGTTTTTTAAATTAACCTGAGAAAACATTAGGAGAACCGGCAGCTACGCTAGTACAACCCGATATTGCGTCACCAACTCTACCACAACCTTTGCCGTTTACAAATACTGTAGATGAACCTGAAGCTATAGGTGCTGAATGAGAAGGACAAGGCACACCAGGTAATAAATGACCTGTATTGTTATCTCCTTGACGAGATATGCCAATACCATTTACAAATACATTTGGTGAACCGGCCGCTCTTGTCATTCCTGAACAATGAGCCACATCTGCGTCACCTATTCTAGTTACCGCTGGCACGATTTAATAACTCCTGTAATTTAGCTTGATATGTTGACATTTCTTCGTGTTGTTCCTCTGTATGAGGTGGTTCTGGATATTCAGGTTC